TCGGCTCGGACCCGGACAACCCGCTGCCCGAACACACGGTCAAGATCGACGTGGCGGGCATCGCCGACCAGTTGCGACGCCAGAAGGCCTTGCCGCCGGGCGACTGACCGGCTAGGGCGCAAACCGCGCCGCTCCCGTTTCCCGCTGAGACTATGGGAGCGGCGCACCATTTTCATGGGTTGCAAGCAGTCCCGACCTGACTTAGATTGGTGTCAAGAGGATACGTCACCGGGGGCTTGAGCGTCTTAACCCGCGCTCGCTCCCACCGGCTGGGGGCTGCGAGCAGGGGGCACACCGCTCCTAGGGTCGCAACTAGGGGGGCGAGCGGCTCCCAGCCACACCTTTAGGAGCGTGCCATGGCCGACAACATCAAGTACGTAGGACGACTGGCCGCCTTGCTGGCGGGCGCAGCGTGGTTCGCGTCGTTCGGCTGGCCGCTGGCTGCCTGCCTGCTGCTCTACCTCGTCTTTATCAGCGTGTGACCGACAGCCTCGCCCTCCACTGCGTGTACCTGATAACCTGCTCGGCGACGGGCAAGGAATACATCGGCTTGACAAAGGTAGGTGCTAACAAACGCTTTAAGGCGCACGCATACAACGCGAAGCGTGGGCACGGCGGCGCATTGTACGCCGCCATGCGCAAGTATGGGTGCGACGCATTTTCAGTCTCAGTATTGGCTGATCGGTTGACTGCCGAACAAGCGCAGGAACGTGAAATTCGGCTAATAGCGGAGCGCGGCTGCCGCGCCCCGCACGGGTACAACATCGCGCTGGGCGGTGAGCAGGGTTTGCTGGGTGTGACCCTGAGCGATGATACTCGGGCGCGTATGTCAGCGGCGCACAGCCTCCGGCAGCAAAATCCTGAACTCCGCGCCCGCACTTCCGCTGCGCTGCGCGGCAGGCAGGTGAGCGATGAGACGCGCGAAAAGCTGCGCGCGGCGAGCACCGGTCGCAAGCTGAATGAAGAAACCAAGGCTAAGGTGCGCGCAGCCAACTTAGGGAAAAAGCAAAGCGCGGAAACTGTAGCCAAGCGGTCGCGGGCGCTCAAAGGCATAATCCGAAGCGACGAAGTCAGAGCCAGCATGAGCCGCGCACAGCGCGGGGTGCCAAAAAGCCCAGAACACCGAGCCGCGCTTTCGGATGCGCTTAAAGGGCGGAAGCTATCCCCGGAGACTTTGGCCAAGCGCGCGGCAACATTGGCGAGGAAGCGCGCGGGTGGCTGACGATCTCGAACAGGCGCTGGCGGCCCTACCGGCAGACCAACTCGCGTACCTGAAGTGGCAGATGGATTGGGTCGAAACCGCGCGTCCACAGCAGATCCCGCCTAACAACGGTTGGTCGGAGTGCGGCTATATGGCCGGGCGCGGCTATGGTAAGACGCGGGTCGGTGCGGAGTGGCTGGCACGCGCCGTGTATGAAGATCCGAGTGGCTTCCCGTCGTACATCATCTGCCCAACGCAGGGCGACATCAAGCGCGTGGCGATGGAAGGTGAGAGCGGGTTGCTCAGCGTTATTCCACCCGAGCTGCTGATCGACTACAACAAGAGTGACCTGACAATCACCATGCGCAACGTGGCTGGCGGTGAGGCGATGATCCAAGGCTTCAGCGCCGAAAAGCCGGAGCGTCTGCGCGGCCCGCAGGCGTGTAGGGCGTGGTGCGACGAACTAGCCGCGTGGCAGTACGCCGACGAGACGTGGGACATGATGATGTTCGGTCTTCGCCTCGGGCCAAACCCACAGGTATTGTGGACGACGACACCTAAACCCCGAGCCATAATCCGCCGCCTGACAACGGAGAAGGAAGGCCGCATCATCGTGCATGGCGCAACGCACGATAACCGAGCCAACCTACCGGACAGCTTCTTCGACCAGATCGACGCGCTGAAAGGCACCAAGCTATACCGGCAAGAGGCACTCGGCGAACTGATCGACCCCGAGGAGGCGGGCATCGTCCGGCGCAGCCAGTTCAACCTGTGGCCAGCGGCGCGCCCGCTCCCGGCGTTCGACTGGATCATCATGAGCCTCGACACCGCGTACACCGAGAAGACGCTCGACACCAAGGGCGACCCGGATCCGACCGCGTGCGGGGTGTGGGGCGTGTTCCAGTACAAGGGCATGAGCCACGTGATGCTGCTCGACTGCTGGGAGGACCACCTCGGGCTGCCCGACCTGATGAAGCGGGTGAAGAAGGAACTCAACACCAGCTACGGCGACGACGCCGACACCGCGCTGATCAAGCCGCTGTTCGGCAGCGCCAAGCCGCTGACCAGTGGGCGCAAGCCCGACATCCTGCTGATCGAGGACAAGGGCAGCGGCATCAGCCTGCGCCAGATGCTGGAGCGCGCAGGGATCGAGGCCTACGCCTACAACCCGGGCCGCGCCGACAAGCTGGCCCGGCTGCACATCGTCTCGCCGGTCTTCGCCGCCAAGCGGGTGTGGCTGCCGGAGAGCGAGAAGCACCCGGGCAAGCCGCGTACTTGGTGCGACCCGCTGGTCACCCAGCTCTGCTCGTTTGCGGGCGAGGGCAGCATCAAGCACGACGACCACGTCGACCAGACCACGCAGGCGCTGCGCGTCATGCTGGACAAGGGGCTACTGAAGCTGGTAAAGGACAAGCAACCTGTGCATGGGGACAGGCCACCGCCGAAGGTGGTCGTCAATCCGTACGCGCAGTAACGGGGCATCACGATGGACGAAGACGAGCTGCAGCCCGAGGGCGAATACGTAGAGCTTCCGGGCGAAGACGACGACGTCGAGGACACGCCAGACGGCGGCGCGATTGTCACGCTGGACGACGAGGACGATGACACCGAGGTCGACAGCGACTTCTACGCCAACCTCGCCGAGACGCTGCCCGACCCCGAGCTGAACACGCTTGCCTCGACCCTGCTCGATCTGATCAGCAAGGACAAGGACGCGCGCAAGAAGCGCGACGAGCAGTACGAGGAGGGCATCCGCCGCACCGGTCTGGGCGACGACGCTCCGGGCGGGGCGCAGTTCGAAGGGGCCAGCAAGGTCGTGCACCCGATGCTGACCGAGGCCTGCGTCGACTTCGCCGCGCGGGCGATGAAGGAGATCTTCCCCGCTGGCGGCCCGGCGCGCGACAACATCGTCGGCGACCCGACCCCGAAGAAGATCGAGAAGGCCAAGCGCAAGGCCAACCTGCTCAACTGGCAGATGACCGTGCAGTGCCCGGAAGTCCGCGCCGAGCTGGAACAGCTGATGACGCAGGTGCCGCTGGGCGGCGCGCAGTACCTCAAGCTGGGCTGGGACGACCGCCGCAACCGTCCGACCTTCCTGTTCGTCGCCATCGACGAAATGTACCTGCCCTTCGCGGCGACCAACTTCTACACCGCGCAGCGCCGGACGCACGTCCAGTACCTGACCGAGCTGGACTACCAGAACCGGGTCAAGAGCGGGATGTACCGCGACGTCGACCTGTCGCCGCCCGGCATGGAGCCGGAGCAGTCGAGCAGCGCGCAGGCCAACGACCGGATCGAAGGCCGCGACCAGACCAGCTACAACGAAGATGGCCTGCGGATCGTCTACGAGATCTACGCGACGATGCAGATCGACGCGGTCCACGAAGAGCCGATGCCGTACATCATCAGCATCGACAAGCCGTCGGGCAAGGTGCTGTCGATCTACCGCAACTGGGCTGAGGACGACGACACCGGCGAAGAGCTGCAGTGGTTCGTCGAGTACCCGTTCATCCCATGGCGCGGGGCCTACCCGATTGGCCTGCCGCACATGATCGGCGGTCTGTCCGGCGCGGCCACCGGCGCGCTGCGGGCGCTGCTCGACAGCGCTCACATCGCCAACAGCCAGACCATGCTCAAGCTCAAGGGCGGCACGTCCGGCGGGCAGAGCCTGACCATCCAGCCCGGGCAGGTCGAGGAGATCGAGGGCGGCCTGAACGTCGACGACGTGCGCAAGCTGGCCATGCCGCTGCCGTACAACCAGCCGTCTCCGGTCCTGTTCCAGCTGCTCGGCTTTCTGGTCGACGCGGGCAAAGGTGTGGTCCGCACTTCGCTCGAAGACATCGCCGACGGCAACCCGAACGCGCCGGTCGGCACCACGCTGGCCAAGCTGGAGCAAGGCTCGGTCGTCTACTCGGCGATCCACGAACGCCTGCACGACGCGATGGCGCGCATGCTGCGCATCCTCGACCGGCTCAACGGCATGTACCTCGACCACGAAGCGCTCGAAGCGCAGGCGGGCGAGGAACTGGCCACCCGCGACGACTTCGACGGCGTGCTGGACGTGGTCCCGGTCAGCGACCCGAACATTTTCAGCGAGACCCAGCGCTACGCCCAGATCCAAGCCGTGGCCCAGCGCGCGGCGGCCCTGCCGCAGCTGTACAACATGCGCAAGGTCGAGGAGCGCATCCTCGAAACGCTGAAGATCCCCGAGGCCAAGGAGCTGCTCAACCCGGCGATGGAGCCGACCGAGCAGAACGCGGTCAACGAGAACGTCGCGGCCACGCTCGGCCGCCCGATCACGGCCTTCCCCGAGCAGGACCATCTGGCCCACTTGGAAGTCCACATCGGCTACCTGCTCAGCCCGATGTTCGGGTCCAACCCGCTGTTCGCCCCGACCTTCATCCCGGCGGTGCTGAACCACATCAAGGAACACGTCGCGCTGTGGTACGCGGCCAAGATCTTCGAGGCCTCGACCGAAGCGCTGGGCGGCGAGGACTTGGGAGACATGCTGCGCGAAATGGACAAGCGCGACGACGAGGCCAAGCGCGAGCTTGACCGCATGCTGGCCGTGGCCAGCAAGGGCGCGCTGGCCGAGGGGCAGCAACTCTTCGCCCAAATCCCGCAGATCATCAGCCAAGCCCAGCAGCTCCTCCAGCAGCTCGCCCCGCAGCAGCCGATGCAGGATCCGCGTCTGGCGCTTGAAGGCCAGAAGCTCCAGCTCGAAGGCCAGAAGATGCAGGCCCAGCAGCAAGCCGAGGCGCAGAAGCTGCAGATCGCCCAGCAGAAGCTGCAGGCCGAGCAGCAGCAGGTCCAGCTCGACGCGCAGCAGGCGCAGGCCGAGATGCAGAAGGACATGGCCGTCGAGCAGATGCGCCAGCAGGCCGAGGACAAGCGCACGCAGGCCGAGATCCAAGCGCGCTTGGCCATGAACTCGCAGGACAACCAGACCGCAATGGCTCTGGCTCAGGCCGAGATCGCTTCCGGCGAGCGTGTCGCCGTATCCACCGGGACGGGGATCAACCCCCAACCCTAACGAAGGACTGGAACCATGGCAGGAAACAACGCCAAGAGTGCGGCCCCGGGCGGCAAGCCTGCGGCCAACACCGCCGAGAACACCAACATGCACAAGCTGATGGCGATGGGCCACGAACCCAAGACCCAAGTCAGCGGCGGGAAGAAGACACCCGCGTGAAGATCGAACACCTGCTCCAGCGCTTGGAGACAGAGCAAGCACGGCTTGCTGCCGAAGCGCTGGGGCATCCTTCCGGCCGCGAGGCCTTCGACTACGGCAGGGCCGTGGGCATGTACGCTGGGCTGGAGCAGGCCAAGCGGGTGCTGCTCGACCTCGTAGCCGAGCGGGAGAAACGTGATCTCATTCTGTAACCTGCAATCAAGGGGGCGCAACCATGCAGGAACTAGCCAACAAAGTAGAGTTTGCTTACGACAACGCGGACGAGGCCTTCCCGCCTTGTGACCCGGGCATCGTGCCGTTCGGCAGCCGGGTGATCGTCCAGATCCGCACGCCCAAGACCCAGACCAAGGGCGGCATCATCCTGACCACCGAGACCCGCGAAACCGACGCGTGGAACACGCAGGTGGCCAAGGTGCTGTGCGTGGGCGAGCTGGCATTCAAGAACCGTACCACCATGGAACCATGGCCCGAGGGGAGCTGGTGCAAGCCGGGCGATTTCGTCCGCGTGCCCAAGTACGGCGGCGACCGCTGGACGATCAAGTCCAACGACGGCGAGCATGAAGTGCTGCTCGTCATTTTCAACGACCTCGACCTGATCGGCAAGGTGACCGGCGACCCGCTGGCCATCAAGGCGTTCATCTGAGGGGGAGCATAGGGGGCAACCATGACTGACACTACCCAGAACACCGAAGACGAAGACCTGATCCCGGTCGAGACGCCGCCGGAGGACACCACCCCGGAGCCGGAAGACGACAAGAAGGTCGCCGACGACGCGGAAGACGACGACAGCGATGACGACGGCGAGGACGAACGTCTGGCCCAGTCCGACGACGACCACGACGAAGACGTCACCTCGTCCAACCGCAAGCGTCGCCAGAAGCGCCGCGAAATGCAGCGCAAGGCCAAGGAAGCCGCCGAGCGCAAGATCGAGTTCCTGCAGCGGCAGAACGCCGAAATGCTGCAGCGGCTGGCGGCCATCGAAGGCCGCACCACGCAGAGCGCGGTCCAGAACTTGGAGCAGAAGATCCAGCAGGTCCGGCATGAGATCGCTCAGGCCGAGCATGTCATCGCGCAGGCGACCGAGGCCGGGAACGGCGCGGACGTCGTCGCCGCCATGCGGATCCGCGATCAGGCGATTGCCGAGGCCCAGAAGCTGGAGCTGGTGCGCAAGCAGGCCACCGCGCCGCAGGCTCCGCAGGTTAACCCGCAGGTGATCAACTACGCCAAGGAGTGGATGACCGCCAACCCGTGGTACGACCCGCAGGGCCGTGACCGCGACAGCGCGTTGACCAAGGCAATTGACACCGAGTTGGCCCGCGAAGGGTACAACCCGGCCAGCCGCGAATACTGGGAAGAATTGACCGCTCGCGTCGCTGACGCGCTCGGTGAAGACGGCGGAGACACCGACGCCAAACCGCAGTCCAGCAAGCCGCGCCGCAAGGCACCGCCCACTGGCAATACCCGTGAACACGCGCCCGTAACGACGAAGCGCGAAATCTACGTGACACCGGAACGAAAGCAGGCTATGATTGAGGCTGGTGTATGGGATGATCCCGTACAGCGCCAACGCTATCTTAAGGCGTATCAGGCCTACGACAACGGTTCGGCTCGCTGAAGAAGGAGTGAGACACCATGACGCAAGGATCTGAAGACAGCCGCCTTAAGAAATCGTCGGACTTCGACGTTGTTGGTCGCCGGGAGACCCGTGGCGCAAGTGACCGTTCGGTTACTGAACGCCGGGATCTTACCGAAGACGACCGACTGGAGATGTTCCGTAACCAGTTGTTTAACGACGCACTCCCTGATTTGCCGGACATCCCGGGCTTTCATGTGTGCTGGCTCACTACGACCAACCCGCGCGATCCTATCCATCGGCGCATGCAGCTCGGCTACGAGCCTGTGAAGCCGGAGGAAGTTCCCGGGATGGAGTATGCCTCGGTGAAGACGGGCGAATGGACCGGCTTCATTGGCGTCAACGAAATGCTCGCGTTTAAGCTGCCCATGAGCCTTTACGAGAAGTTCATGCAGGAAGCTCACCACGACGCACCGCTGCGCGAAGAGGACAAACTGGCCGAAGTCGCCGATCTTATGCGCGACCAAGCCGCCCGAGCCGGTGCCAGCCTGATCGAAGATGAAGGCATGCAGGAATTGCGTGGTGAGTACCACCCGCGCCGGGGGATTTTCTCCTAAGCGCGGATCCCGCAACCCCCTCTACGAGGTGACTGGACATGAGCACTACCTCTCAGCCGTTCGGCCTTCGCCCCGCATATTCGCCCAGCGGCGTGGTTCGCCCCACCGCTTACGCGATTGCCACGGGCTACGCGTCGAACATTCTGCAGAACCAGCCGGTCAAGATCGGCACCGACGGCAACATTCAGGCTGCCGCCATCGGTGACCGCTTCGTCGGCACGTTCCAAGGCGTTGAATTCACCGACAGCGACGGTCGTCGCCGCGTCAGCAACAAGTGGACCGCGTCCACCGCTGCCACGGACATCGTTGCCTACGTGACCCTCGATCCGACCATCGTCTACGAAATTCAGGCGAATGGCTCCATCGCGGTGACCGACATCGGTAAGCAGGCCGACTTCACCACCATCACCGCTGGCTCGACCGTGACCGGTCTGTCGGCCCTGATGCTGGATACGGCTACGCTGACCGACACCGGCAACGCTTCGCTGCGCATCATCGACCTTGCTCCGGGACCGGACAATGCCTTTGGTGACGCCTACACTGTCGTTCAGGTTCAGATTGCTGAACACCAGAACGTCGCTGACCGCGCCGCTTACTAAGGAGGGCTGACACATGGCTACCCCAATGCGGAGTACTGATTTCCGCTCCATCGTCGAGCCGATCCTGAACGAAGAGTTCAACGGCGTCTATGACCAGCGCGCAGACGAATTTGCGCAGGTCTTCAAGGAGTTCAAGGGCATCGCCCGGAACTACCACGAAGAGCCTGTCCTGTTCGGCTTCGGTGCCGCTCCGGAACTGCCGGACGGTATGCCGGTCACCTACCAGTCGGGCGGCGTGCTGTTCATTCAGCGCTACGTGTACCGCGTCTACGGTCTGGCCTTCGCTCTGACGAAGGTTCTGGTCGAAGACGGCGACCACATCCGTATCGGCCAGACCTATGCTCGCCACCTCGCCCAGTCGCTGGTCGAGACCAAGGAAACCCTTGGCGCGAACATCCTGAACCGCGCGTTCAATTCCAGCTATGCTGGCGGCGACGGCGTTTCGCTGGTCAACACGGCGCACCCGATTGCCACCGGCACCTTCTCCAACCAGCTTTCGACTGCGGCCAACCTGTCGCAGACGTCGCTGGAGCAGATGCTGATCCAGATCCGCAACGCCGTCGACAACAACGGCAAGCGCATCCGCCTGACGCCGAAGAAGATCGTCACCGGTCCGTCGAACGTGTTTCAGGCTGAAGTGCTGCTCAAGTCGGCTCTGCGTGCTGGCACCGCCAACAACGACATCAACCCCGTCAAGTCGATGGGGCTGCTGGACGGCGGTCAGGCCAACCTGTCGCGTATCACCTCGACCACCGCTTGGTGGATCCAGACCGACGCGCCGGAAGGCCTCAAGCTGGCGATGCGTCGCGGGCTGGAAAAGTCGATGGAAGGTGACTTCGAAACCGACAGCATGCG